ATCACGCGCGTTACGCCGCAGGTTTTGGGATAATTTTTGGACAAGTAGATGGGTGCAAGAGGACCGCGTCCCGAAACGCCCGAGATTCAGGCGCTTAAGGGCAATCCCGGTAAGCGCAAGAAGAGGCCACCGTCAATAGCACCAAAGGGTTTGGTTGTAATTCCAAACTACCTTGAGGGTGACGCTCGCCAGTGCTTTGACATGATTATGGAAGCCATGCCGCCGGGCACCTACGCCGCCACAGATACGGGTGGCGTAGCGGTATACGCGGCAGCGTGGGCCGACCACAAGCGCGCGACAGAGGCGCTAGCAAAAGAGCCGGCCATAGTCGCTGGCTCAACCGGGAATCTGCAGCCGAACCCCTGGTTCAAGATCAAGAACGAGGCAGCGCGCATCATGATGTCGATGGGCGACCGCCTTGGCTTGGATCCAAAGGCGAGGGCGGGGTTATGTCCACCAGAAGACAAGCCGAAGTCGAAGTTCAGCGGCCTGATTGGGCGAAAGCAGGGGACGGCGTAGACAAAGCCGGGATTCGTAGGGCGCAGGCGGTAATCGAGTTCATCGAATTGCTTATGGTCCCCAGCGGGGAGGGGCAAGGCGAGCCAATTAAGCTTCGTGAGTGGCAAAAGCAGTTCGTGCGTGACGTATACGCTCCTAATGTCAACGGCGCACGGAGGGTGCGTCGTGCCATTCTGTCTGTCGCGCGTAAGAACGGCAAGACCGCGTTGATTGCCGCGCTTGTTCTGGCGCATCTTGTTGGACCAGAAGCGATACCGAATGGCGAGATTTACTCGGCCGCCACCGATCGAGAGCAGGCTGGGCAAGTATTCAAGTTTGCAAGGCAGATAGTAGATGCCGACCCTGAGTTGGCCGATCTTCTGACTGTCGTGCCATCGACAAAAACAATCGCCTGCAAGGGGAACGGTAGTTTTTATCGCGCTCTATCCGCCGAAGCGGGCACCAAGCACGGATTGAATCCATCCGTTTGGATTTATGACGAGTTGGCGCAGGCAAGGGATACAGAGCTTTATGACGTTCTTAACACCTCGCAAGGCGCGCGAAATGAGCCGCTTGGGTTTGTTATTTCGACGCAGTCGCCAGACCCGGAGCATCCGCTTTCAAAGTTGATCGATGATGGCCTGCGCGCGAACGATAAGCGAATTGCCGTTCACTTATATGCTGTTCCGGACGATGTTGATGACATTTACCAGGAATCGGTATGGCGGCTTGCCAATCCTGCGCTTGGAGACTTTCGGAAGTTGGAGGATGTGGAGGCGCTAGCCGCGGAAGCACGGCGTCAGCCAGCGAAAGAAGCCCCGTTTAGGAATTTGTATTTGAACCAGCGCGTGGATCAGACCTCGCCGCTAATTGCTCGGTCGGAATGGAAGGCGTGCCAGACAGGCGAAACCATTAAGCAGAAGGAAAAGATTTACCTGGCGCTCGATTTGTCCGGCAAGGTGGATTTGACGGCGCTTGTGGGCGTGTCTGCCGATCCTGAAGAGGATCGCGTCGGCGCTTGGTTCTGGAAGCCTAAGGACTTTCTGCACGATCACACTAGGCGGGATAACTTTGATTACGTGACTGCCGCATCGGAGCGTGGCGGTGCCTGGTTAGAGACTCCTCCGGGAAAGATTATTGACTATGAGTACGTCGCTCGCCGAATTGCGGACATTCGCAATGAGTATGATGTTGTGGGCCTGGCTTACGACCGTTGGCGTATGGATCTTTTGCTCGTCGAGTTTCGACGTATCGGACTCGAAGCATACATTGAAGGCCAAGATGAACCTTACGATGGCGCACTACGCCTAGTTAAGTGGGGACAAGGCTATAACGATATGTCTCCGGCCGTCGAGGCACTTGAGGCCTCTGTTATCACTCGCAAGTTCAAGCACAACGGAAATCCAGTGCTCGGCTTCTGCTTCGCAAATGCGGTGGTAACGTCGGATCCATCTGGCAACAGAAAACTGGACAAGAGCGCGACTCGGTTTCGCATTGATGGTGCCGTAGCTACAGCAATGGCGCTCGGATTGAAAGCGCGGGACTTATCCGAAGAACCGCAGCCTTCTGTGTATGCGACCCGCGGCTTCATCGAAATCTAAAGGCTAGCAGAATGAATTGGGTAAGGGACGCTGCCGGCGTGGTCGGCGCGGCCAGCGTAACTTATGGTTGCTGGCTCATTTTCGAACCCTCCGGCTTTGTTGTTGGTGGGCTTATGCTTGTCATAGCCGCGCTTCTTTCGGCGAGGGTTAGCTGATGGTGGGTCTAATCGACTCCATTATGCGCCCACGCGCGTCAATCACGAAGGACAATATCACCACATCAAAGGAACTTTATAACGCGCTTTTCACTGGCGGCGACAGCGCGACCGGCATAGCGGTTTCGCCCGAATCAGCGATTAGGTACACCACGGTTCTGGCTTGCGTCCGTGTTCTTGCGGAAAGCGTGGCAAGCCTTCCGTGTATTCTGTATAGGCGCCGTGCGGACGGCGGGAAAGATCGGGCAACCGACCATCCGCTTTATAGCGTCCTGCATGACCAGTCGAACGCCTGGAATACGTCTTATGAGTATTTCGAAGGGCAGATGACGAATCTCGCACTGCGCGGGAACGGGTATGCACTTCCGGAGCGCAACAGGCGCGGCCAGACGATCGGTTTGATACCGCTGAACCCGGATCCGGTTGTTATCGACCAGGCCAAGGATTGGACGCCGCTTTATACGGTTACGTTGCCGGATAACACGCGCGCGAAGTTCAATTCGAAGGAATTGCACCACGTCCGCGGCCCCATGCCGCTTGGTTACGTGGGGCGGTCGATTATCAGCCTGGCGCGCGACGCGGTAGGCCTGGGGTTGGCAGCGGAGCAGTTCGGCTCACACCTGTATAAGAACGGTGTCAAGCCTAGCGGCGTGCTCAAGCACCCTAAGACGCTCGGACCGGAAGCGACCGAGAACCTGCGACAGCAGTTTCAGGACAAATACGGTGGGCTATCCAATAGCAGCAAGCCGCTTGTCCTCGAAGAAGCAATGGAATGGGTGCCGCTTTCGATAGCACCCAACGACGCGCAGTTCCTCGAAACCAGGAAGTTCCAAAGGTCGGAAATCGCGGGCATTTTCCGTGTGCCTGCGCATATGATTGGCGACCTTGAGCGCAGCACGAACAACAATATCGAGCACCAATCGCTTGAGTTCGTGATGCACACGCTGCGACCTTGGCTTAAGCGCATAGAGCAGGCGATCAATCGCGATCTGCTTGCCGATACGGAGCGCGACGAATACTTTGCCGAGTTCCTTATCGATGATTTGCTGCGCGGCGATATCAAGACGCGGTACGCGGCTTATGCCATTGCGATTCAGAACAAGATTATGAACGCCAATGAAGTGCGCGCTATCGAAAACCGCAATCCGCGCGAGGGCGGTGAGGTTTACGAGAACCCCGCAATTCAGGTGGACGCGCCTGCCGACGAAGCGGATGCGCCGCAAGATGGGAACCGAAATGGACCTGATTAACATTGAGGCGCCCGAGGCGGAGCGCCGCGACCGATTCTTTGCGCGCTCGGTTGGCACTTCGTTTGACGTTCGCGCCGCAGCGGAAAGCACCGAAATTGACCTTTACGACGAGGTTGGATTCTGGGGCGTCAACGCAAAGGACTTTCGCTTGCGACTGAAGGATGCGGGCGACGTTGTGCTGCGCATCAACAGTCCAGGCGGCGACGTGTTCGACGGCCTCGCGATGTTCAACGACCTTGTTGCGCACAAGGGCAAGGTAAGGGTCGAGATTACTGGAGTTGCGGCTAGCATTGCTAGTATCATCGCTATGGCCGGTGACGAAATTGCCATGGCGGACAACGCTTTCGTGATGATCCACAACGCGTGGACTATCGGCGTTGGAAACCGGCATGACTTCAACGACCTTTCCGGTACGCTGGCAAAGATCGACGACGCGCTGGCGCGCACCTACGCTAGCCGCACAGGCGCGGGAATTCGTTCCATAAAGCAAATGATGGACGACGAAACTTGGCTTACAGCCAAGGAGGCTAAAGAAATTGGTTTCGCAACCGGCTCACTAGAGCAGGTAGAAGCCAAGGCGAAGTTCGACCTAGCGGTGTTTTCCTCGGTTCCGTCGTCGCTTGTGTGGCCGGCCGAAGAGACCACGGACGAACCGCCTACAAAACGAGATTTGGAACGGGCAC